GAAGATGAAGAGGAAGATGAAGATGAAGATGAAGATGAAGATGAAGATGAAGATGAAGATGAAGATGAAGATGAAGATGAAGATGAAGATGAAGATGAAGATGAGAAACCCAAGAGTAAAAAGAAAGAAGTAAAAAAGGAAACTAAAAAGACTCCGCCTAAAACTCCAGAAAAAGCCCCTGCTAAAAAGGCTACAACAAAAAAGGAAGAAACAAAAATAAAGGAAGGGGAATGTCCAAAGGGTCATACTTTCGGAACGGATTGTGATAAATTTGAAGATGATTGTGATTCTTGTCCCGCATGGGATAAATGTGTGAAGGAACAAAACAAAAGTAAGAAGGGAAAAAAGTAAATGACTCAGGCCCCTAGAATAAAAAATAAAGATTCTAGGGGCCTCCTATTATGGGAGGCCCTTTCAATTTTTAAAAATCATAATTATTCAGTTACTACTCCTGGTATTATTTATTTAGGAAATAAAAATAAATTTATTAAAAAAATAGGAAAACATTTATATTTTAATAAAGAAAAAATAAATAATTTTTTATCCCTTATAAAAAATCCACCTACTGGATGGATAACTATAACTTCTCTCGCTAAAAAATATAAAATAGATAGACAAAATATTTATTATTGGATTAATAAAAAAGAATTAAAAACAAAAATATACACAAGGAGGAATATACTTTATGCCCAAGAAAAAGACTTCAAAAAATGTTACGAAAAATATAAAAGATACCATAATAAATAGACCTAATAAAAAGAAACAAAAAATTCTTTATTACCCAACTGGTTCTGAATTACTTGATGTTCTTGTAGGAGGTGGTGAGGGTTTAGGATATCCTGCAGGAAGAGTAATTAATTTAGTTGGTGATAAAAGTTCTGGTAAAACTTTTTTAGCTTGTGAACTTATTGCGGCAGCTCGTCATAAATATAAAAGTAAATTGATATGGCAATATGATGATTGTGAGTCCGGTTTTTCTTTTAATACTGAAAATATGTATGGATTTGAAATAATGCCTTCTACTATTGAAGATAGACATAGGTCCAGGACGGTAGAAGATTTATATTGTAATATAAGAAAATTCTTAGAAAATGTAGAAGATGGAAAAATGCCTATTTATGTAGTTGATTCTTTAGATGGATTAGATTCTAAAGAAGGAAAAATAATTGCCAATGAACGATATAAAGCATTTGAAGATGGAAAAGAATATGATAAAGGCTCCTATAGAATGGGAAAAGCAAAATATCTATCTAGTGAATTTTTTCCTAATATAGTTGAATTAGCTGATAAGAAAAAAGCATTAATTATTATTATTTCTCAAGTACGTGCTAATCTTGATCCTAGAAGTTTTGAAAAATTTACTAGAGCTGGTGGAAAGGCGTTAGATTTTTATTGTCATACAGTATTATGGTTAGCCAATGTAAGTAAAACAAAACGAAAGAATCGAAGTGTAGGAATTACAGTAAAAGCAAAAAATAATAAAAGCAAAACTCCTCGTCCATATAGGGAATGTTTTTTACAAATACTTTTTGATTATGGTATTGATAATATTGCTACTAATATTGATTTCTTATTTGACCTTCTCACTCCTACTGGAATGCTTAGTAAAGAAAAAAGGATTACATGGGGTGATATTAATGATGCTACCGTACATCAATTAAAAGATTTTCTAGTTGAAAATAAAAAAGAAGAATGGTATCGTAAAAATATTCATCCCACTATAAAGAAAAGTGAATTTCTAGAATGGGTAAAACTTCCTGAACAAAAAAAATTCTTAACTAAACTTGAAGATAGATATTGTGCTTTATTTAAACGAAATGATTTAATTGAATATATTATAGATACTAACTTAGAAGAATCATTAAAGAATAAAACTATTCAGAAATGGGAAGATATAGAAGAATCAATTAAAACTCATAGACCTAGAAAATATTAAGGAGGTTTGTTTATGAAAGAAAAAAACATAAATTCATTAATATTTTTTCTAGAGGTGGTGCTTCCACTTATTATAATATTTTTATGTTTGTTTATTAAAAGAGGATAGCATGGCTAACAAATGGATTTGTTTTACCCAAAAAGAAATTAAAACATTATTAGATTTAACTACAGAAAAAGAATTTAAAACAATTCATAAAAAGTTAAGTTCAAATTATAATAAAAAAAGAATTTCAGTGGCTTCGGCAAAAGGAAAAGGTCGTTCTCTTCAATATTGGATATGTAATAAAATATCTTCCTTACTTAATATTCCATATATACAAAGTGATGATTCTTGTTTAATTCATTCTAGAGAAATGGGTCAGCATGGAGTTGATATTATTTTGCGAGGAGAAGCTTTAAAAAGATTTCCTTATTCAATAGAAAGCAAGTCCAGTGAGTCATTAAATTTAATGCCAGTAATAGAACAAATAGAAGCTAACCAGAAAAAGGATACTGATTGGTTAATTGTTCATAAAAGAAAGGCATTACCTGAACCAATTGTTATAATGACATGGAGGACTTTTGAAAAAACATTCAATCACCTGCCAGTTCATATTCAGTGATGATACTAATCTCCTCAAGGGGAAGCCTAGGGTTTGTCAGGAGCGAGCAGAATTCATTTGTGAGCAATCTTGCCTGGCATTCTGCTCCTCCTGCGCCCATAGGCTTCGTAAACGGAATAAATCCCTAGAATTCAGGAAAATTGATTAAAAAGGCCCCTTAAAATCCTTTCCCCAAGCGATGAGGGTGGGTCAGGAAGGACTTTCTATGATTCCTGATATAATGGGGGAGGGAAAGCTCTTTCCGGAGTGTTTATGGAGCGTTTAGAGGGAGAAAATTCCTTATTTTACTATAGATTAATGGGAATTCTATCCCTGGAATGATCAATAAAAAACCCGGAGGGAATCAAATCCTTCCGGGTTTTTTATTGTCTTTTTATACAATTTTTTAAAGTCGCAAATGAAATCCAATTAATGGAATATTAATTGTTGAAATATTCCCTCCTATTCCTCCATAATCTGCTACTTCATCCTCAGTTATTCCAGTCGGCGCTTTTATCTTATCAAACAAATACAATCCCCACCCAACTAATGCAATTGATGATGATCCTATTGAAGTCCATCCTAAAACTTTATTTTTAAATTTTAATCCATCAATTAATATTGTTTGTTGAACTATTTTAGCTTCCGCTCCTGTCTGGTATGTATTGAAGAGATTCTCTAAGTCCTTTAATTGCTTCCTTAAATCCTCTACTAATAATTCTGATTCTGTCAGTGATAGTTGTGCTTTTGTCAGCAAGTCCTTGAGCTGTGGTAAGATTATCGATAATTGTTCTGAGGCTTCCTCCAAGTCCGTCGAGAGATTTTCCAGTTGATTCAGCAAGTTGTTTATATTCTTTTGCTGTTCGTTGAAGGTCGGCAAGTTCCCGTTTGTATCTATTACTTGCTGTGAGAAAACCACCGAGGAAGGCACCACCAAGAATAAAAATACCAATACAACTGAAAAGAATGATTTTATTTTTAACACTCACTATTCCTCCTTACAACGATGAAATAGATTCAACTTTTTTATTCATGACTCGAACAATTGATTCATAACAAATCTGAGCAACTGCCCATGTTCCTAAAAAATTCCAAATCCATAATTCTTTTCCAAATGCATATGCAGAAGCAAAACCAACCCCAACTGAAAAAATAGGAACCATTAAACTAAATGCCCATGAAGGAAGAATAATTTTAAAATTATCAATAAAATTTTTAACCCACTGAATAATTCCCACCACAATAATAGCTCCAGCAATCCATGCTCCTAAATCTTTAATGTCCATATTTTGTTTCTCCTTTTCTTTATGATAAACGAGCTAACACTCGTTTTTTTGTGTTTTCAAAATCATCCGGATGATCAACAAACCATTTAGGACAATTTTTCCACCCCACTACATCATGATGTCGTATTATTTGATTCATAGGATCAACTAATGAATCATATTTATTAAATAAAGAAGTAGTTAATTCAACTAATGAATCCATAGTAGCATCAGTAAATTTTCCATTCCAGTCAAGATGACATAATTCAATTGATATAATAACATAACTAGGAGTCCATGGATTCAAAGTATATTTATCAAACATTTTTCTAGCAAGATCAGTATATAATTTCCCTGACACTGGATCAATTTTTCCAGCGGCTCCACAATCATGAGCAACTTCTTCATCGGGAATATCATTTATAATATCACCATTTAAATCAATTAAATAATGAGTTGAACCATATTTTTTTCTTTCAGGAGCAGTTGCAAACCAATCTCTGTTAAATTTAGCTGATGTCATTGGATTCTGTACCCAATGCCAAGTAACTGCTCTTGTTTCAGGTCTTCTAGAACCTGGACGGCTATATATATTAATCGGCAAATAATCTTTTATTATATTCATTTTTTTAATACCTGCAAAAGCAATGTTGCTATTCCAGGTATGGCGGATATTGCCGCCACAACTATTAAAGTAAAACTATTAATTTTCGTTTTTGTCATTTCACCCTCTTCCTCCTTTCGTATTCTTTCAGATTCAATGTATTCAACTAATGCTTTAGAACCAATACAACTTTTTGAACGATCCTCTAATAAATATTTTGCTTTCCATGATTCAATATCATGAACTTTTTCAACAATTCCATTTTGGCCATTTAAAATTAACTCATGCTGAGTCACCATATCATGATCCGTTGGCATTATCCCCCCTTTCAATTTATAATCCTGAGTTTTGTTTTAATATTAAAATTAACTAAATCATAGGTCATTTCTAATATGTCACATTTTTTAGTTCTTAATTTTGGAGAATTTAAAGCTTCAAATTCCACATTAATAACATCCATTACTTCACTATCATAATATTTCATAGGCAATATTATTTCAGTTGTTCCATGTAAATCTTTTGAATAATTCATAAATTGATCTGATAAAATTTCATAAGGTTGAATATTTTCCCATGTAATGCCATCATCATCACTGTATATAAAAGAACCCCAGTTAGCAGAAACAATAATACTTTTATTTGAAAAACCACTAATACCATTACTGAATGTTCCAATTATTGGACTCGGAACAGTAATACCACCAAAATAAGTGGAGTATACCGTACTATTATAATAAATTTCATTAGTACTAGATGACACTGGATGAAAAATATAATTAGTACCATTAAAAAATCCTTTTACTGGTCTTGGTAATGTTCCATAAACAATTCCTAATAGACCAGTAAAAGAAGTTCCTGAATAAGCACGAATAGAACCATAGGCAATATATCTACTATCCTTTTTAAAAGCTGAGTAAAAATAAGTAGTTCCAATGGCTGGACATACTGGATTCCAAACAGTTCCATTAGTAGAATAAATAAAAGCATTTGAACTAGAAAGAGCAATTCCACATCCAAAAAATTTAATAGTAGGATCATCATAAATTGGAATTAAATCCATCCATTGACTACCATTATATTTAGAATTAAAATATGGAGTCCAAACAGAAGCAGTAGATGAAACCATAACAGTCATACAAGAAGTCGATCCTGGAGTATATCCAAGTGCTACCATTATATTTAATGAAGTGTGATAACAAAGAGTTTTCCATATACAATACGAAGTATTAGGTATATCAACTTCAGACCAATTATACCCGTCATAAGAATAAGCAAAATAAGTAGGAGTACCAACTCCTACTGGTTGAAAATTTCCAACCATTACAAATTTATCTTTTAACCATGCAATTTTATATGGTTCTCTATTATAAGTTAATCCAGTATTAACTACTTCCCATATAGTCCCATTACTAGAAATTCCAACTTTACTAAAATCACTTCCATAATAAACACCACAATAAATATTTAAACTCGATGAATATGCTATAGATAAAATACCAGGATCAGCAGTAACTCCTTTATATAACAATGAATCAATACTAAATTCTTCATATTTGTTATATGAAGAATATACACTTGCTTCATAACTACTATTTTTATAAACACTTCTAGAAGTTGCATATTCATCAAAATATTCAATTGAAATACTAGAATATACTTTATCTAATTCATAGGATATATCATAATCTTTAATTATATCTTGATAAGGAATTGTAAATAAAGCATCTTGAGTATCATCAATAATTTTAAAACTAAATTTTCCTGATGAATTAAAAAAGAATGAACCAAATAAAGAAGCACTTATTTTTTCAATTATATCAGCAACTGGTTCTGTAGCAAAATCTACAGCAGGATCAGCATAATTTACCATAACATATTTTCTTTCTTTTCTTGCTTTTTCCCATGCTGTAGTATCATAATTAGTAGAATTATAAGTTATTCCATATTCTCCTAATAAAATATCTTCTAATTTTTTTAATCCCTCAGCTTTACCAGAATAATCATTGGATAATTTTTTTTGCAAAATATTAGTTTTATCAGTAATATCAATTTTAAATTCATTACCACTAACTTCAATCGATTTTATAAAACCATAAAATAAATCCTGACTTTCAATATCATTTTTTATTAAAACAATTTGAACTTCTCCACCAATTAAATAATAATTATCTAAAAAAGAATCAAAAAATCCATCTGTATTTTCAAAAATAACACTTCCACCATAATATGAAATAATACCATAATAATCTGAATTACGTTTATATGTAATATTAGGAATATTTTTTATTCTACTATCATAATTTAAATAAGGTTTTTGTGAAAAATAAGAAGATAAAACAGTTCCAGTAGAAATAGTTTTATAATTAAAAATAACATAAGCATTATAATCTTCTACACTTTTAGGAGGATTGCTCCAAGCCATTATTTAACCTCCAATACTTTAAGATCATATGTTGATTTTAAATTCTTTCCAACCTTTATATTTAAATCACCATCCAAAACAGAATACATTGGTTCAATAAAATTATAATCTCTAATAGTATCAAAATTACAAAATATAACTGAATGAATTTTTCCAACTTCATTATACATTTGTATGATTGATTCAATCATACTTATTTCAGACTTAGGAAAACTTAATTTAATTTCTCTCCACGCAGTACCTATTGCTCCAAATTTTTGGCGAGAGTCATTGATTGAAACTCTATCACTATTTCTATTATTAATTTCAAAATCAACTACTGATGATGGAGTGATTGTTAAATAATCTGATAACCAAAATCTTCCTATTTCTAAGCTTGCTTGATATATAGAAAATTTCCAATATTTATATATTGAGTAGGTAGAAAAATAATATAAAATATTTCCAGGATATGAAACCATTTCTTGTGAAATTTCTGAATCATTCCATGCATTGGAATCATTGGCTTCAATTAATATTTTAGTTCCTGACTTTATATTATGACCAAGAATACCAGCAACTTTAATTTTATTATTTTCATTTAAATCAAATCTAAGAATTAAACTGGTATCTTCATTCATAAAAGAAATTTTAGAATATAATTTATTTACTTCATTTGATGACAAAACCCGTCTATATAAACGAACATCATGAAATTTCATATGAAGACCATTTCCAAAATTAGAAGGTAATGCAGTATTTCCACCAATATTAAAAGTTGAATCAAATGATTGTAAGGAAGTAGCAGAAGTTATTGTAGTAGCTTGCAAAACTCCATTAATAAATAGAGAAGCCTTTTTTGTTGTCTTCCCATTATATACTGCTGCTACATGAATCCATGTATCTTTTATTATAGAAGCAACTGAACAACTTACAATTGCCGATGATCCATCAGCATATGAAACTTGAATTTGTCCATCAGTAGTATTTTTATTTATTCCAAATGAATTAGCATCATCACCAATACTCATTATAAATGTTTTATTTGAAACATCCCATACTTGTAAAGAAGAAATATTAATCCATCCACTTATAGAAATATCATCTTCCGTAGATAAAGAAGGAGTAGAAGCAATTACATTTGATGATGAAAATCCAAAACAATGAACAACTCTTCCCTCAATAGTTGAATCATATTCAGAAATAATAGCAGTTGGAATCCCATTGTATCCATTATCACTAATATCTTCTATAAATGATAAGGCAGTAAATGATCCTGAACCAACATATGCCCAGTCAATAACAAAATGATTTCCAATAGCTACATTATCAATAAAAACAATATTAGAAGTAACCGTAACAATAGTTGTTGATCCTCCACATATATTCCAAACCCCAGCAGCTAAAGAAGCATTTAAATAACTATAACTAGTAGACCCTTGGTATATTGAAAAAGAAGTGGTTCCTTCGGTGCTTTTAATTTTTACAAAACAAAATGATGAAGCTGAAGTTATTGCTATTGGTCGTATTGCATTATAATTTGCAATTAATGTTCCATTTGAAACTACTAATGCCGAAGCACCAGAAGTTATAAAAGAATCAGTTGAAGTCCAGTCTTCATTAAAATAAGAAATCCCAGTTAAAGAATTGTCAGGATATTGAGTAAAAATTGGCATTTCAAATAAAATAGTTTGAACGGAAACAGCATCACTATGCCACATAATTCCTAGTCTTTCATCTTGAGTATTTAAAATTGAGTATCCAGTAACCACAGCGGAAGAAATAATTATAGAAGTAGAAGTAAGGGCATCCACTTTATTGTTATATGCTATTCTCATTATACCACCGCCTTTGCACTAATAAGAACCGTTTTATTTTTTGTGGCTGAAAATATTGTATCTAAGAAAGGTCTACTATCCATTTGAACTACTAAATGAATCATGTTATCCTCAGAATTTCCCCCGTATGCTTTATCAAGATATTGTTCAAATTTACTAAGAGACATAATTGCTTCATTCTCTCCGGCTTCCGCTACTATTGCAGATAAACCACCAGGTTTGGCCATTGCGATACCACCATCAGCAAATGGAGCGGCGGGGGGAACTTGTCCAGCAATAGCCGCTACCTTTCCAGCTCCTAAAGCCACTGCCATACCAGCACCAATACCGGCCACAATAGGACCAAGGGCAGCTAATGAAGAATATATTTTCATTGCTGCTTCCGCAGTCTGAATAATAGTAGTGGCAATAGAAAAAGCTTGATTAGTTTTAAATTGAGCTAATTCAAGATCGTATTTTTTCTTTAATAACTTTTTATATTCTTCACTATCTTCACCATATAATTCTTTAGCATCGGATAATTCTTGGTCCAGGGCATTTATTCTATTTGTGGATACATCATTTAATATTGTACCTAAATCAGAAACTGAAGTTCCTATAAAAGAATATAAAGAAGAATATGCTGCTTTTAATTCTTCTAATTTTTTCTTTTCTTCCTCAATTCTTTTTTCAGTTGCCTTTTTTTCTTTTTCACGTCGTTCCATTTCTTTATCATGAGCATCTTGTTTAAATTGATTTATTCTAGCTATCCATTCCATTTCAATATTTTCTTTATACCACGCAGTTCTTTCAGCATCAGTCATTTCTTCCTGATTAGCAGAAAGTTCCATATCAAGAGATTTTTTTATTGCTTCAAGTTCAGCAGCATCACGAGCTTCTTGTGCCCGTTGTTGAGCTTCAATAGCATGACGTTTATCAACTTCCACTTGTACTCTATTTCTATTAACCGTAACCATCCGCTCTTCCGCTCCGAAAGTAGCTTCAAGTGAAGAATTTATTTCTTTTTGAGTAGCTCCTTGTCGTCTCATAGAAGCTTCTTGTTCTGAACGTTCTTTATTTATTTGAGCAAGAGTTTTATTCATTCCAACTAATTGTTTGTCAAGTTCTTCAGTTCCATAATTTTGCGGATTCTCATATAAATCTTTTAATCTATCTTGAGCCTTTTTTGCATTCTGAGCAAAAGTAACTAAGGCAATAATTGAAGCCGCCAATAAAGCAATTAATCCTAATGGTCCACTTAATGCCGAAGCATTTAAAAATTTAATAGCAGTTGATAATGTGGTAATCATTTTAGCCGCTCCACTTATTCCAAGAATAAGAGGACCAATAGAAGCGGCAAGTATTGCTATTTTTAAAACCATTTCTTTTTGATCGGGTGACATTGCTTGAAGTTTTTTAGCCCATTCTGATAAATATTTAACAAAATCTTTTATTTTAGGAAGAAGCATATCACCAAAACTTCTCGCCATTTCCATAACATCATCACGAAGAGTTGAAGTCAATCCAGTTAATGTTTGTGATCCTCGTTCCATTCCACCAAAAAACATTCCACCTGCTGAAGTAACATCTTCAAAAGCCCGAGCCACTTCTCTAGCAGTAATTCCACCCTTTGACATTCTATCTTTTAATTCAGCCATGGACTCACCAGTACGTTTTGCAATTTCATTTAATGGATTGAATCCGGCATTAATCATTTGCAATAAATCTTGTCCCATTAATCTACCAGCAGAACTCATTTGTCCAAAAGCAAGAGATAAGGAAGCCATTTTATCAGCACTACCACCTGATATATCACCAATCTGTTTTAATGTTGGAATTATATTAGCCGTTTCAACTCCAAATTGTTTTAAAGTTTTGGCGGCCGTTGCAAGTTGAGTAGTATCAAAAGGAGTAGCGGCTGCCATTTTTTTAATTTCTTCCAAAAACTTTTTTGCTTTAGAAGCATCACCTAACATTGTAGTAAATGATGCTTGAAGCATTTCCATATCAGCGGAAGATTTTACTGCAGCGGCTCCTATAGCTAAAATGGGAAGGGTAACGAAGGTAGTGAGATTTTTTCCAATTCTGGTAAATGTTTTCATTGCATCATCAAAGCGCCTTTCAGCGGCATCAATGGCATTATTAAATCCCGTCATTTCTCCAGTTATTGCAACTACCATTTCTCCTAAATTACCCATCTGTTATATCTCCATACATTCCTTCTAATATTTTTACTTCATCATCTATCAATCCAAGTTTTTTCATTTCCTTTTTCTTTTCTGATAAATCATCATAATCATATTCTTTATCAACTGGCATTCCAGCTTCAATTTTTTTATATTTAGCTCCTAAATTTAAATACATAACCAATTGACCAATGCTCATTTTATATAAAACATATTCTCTAGTAGCCCATGGATACATCAATGCCATTTGAACTAGAAGGGGACCAAGACGTAATTTTTCTTCTTGGCCTTGGTCCCCTTTCAGTTTTTTCCGTACTGCTTTATTCCCTCCATTGAAGTGGATAAAGATTGTTTAATAATATGAACCAATGTTTCAATCATTCCAGGAGTGAATTTTTTAATTATATACTCTTCTGTAATTTCAGGATTCCAGTAATTAAGCAAAGTAAAAACTAATGTAATAGAAAGATTCAAGCCTTTTTTAATTTCAATATTATCAGCATTGAGCAATTTAGGAGCATCTAAATCCCGCATTCCTTTTATAACTGCTTCAATATCAAAAGTAATTCCCACAGGAATGTAGGAAAGGTCATATAAAAATCCATCTATTTTTACATTACAGGATTTAGGCTTTACAATATCAAAATCATATACGATGCTATTAGTATCTTCGCTCATTACTGAAATCCTCCTTATACATCCCTAGTAATTGTATACAACTGGCTCCCCACCGTTCTCGTTCCATCAATATCACCAGTTATTTCAACTGGATAAACATTTATAGGATTAGCATCATTATCAGATTTAGCAGTTACTGCTAATCCATTATCAATAGTTGCATAAGGAACAATTATAATAGTTTCTTTTGTAACGCTGGAAATCAAACGACGATTCGTCAATCTAAAAGCTATAGGAGTAAGTTCAGCGGCTCCACCACCGGAAGCAGTCAGAACAGATGCTCCAGAAGTATAAGAAAGACCACCACAAGAAATTGCGGCCATCACTGAAAGATCAAGTTCAATTAATTCCAAACTAATTTTAAAAGTTTCACGAGAAATTCCTTTAATTGGGTCGGGAGCATTTCCGGCCTGCACATCATATTTTTCAATTTGATGATTAAAAGAATTTACCATACCGGCACCAACATTCACCCAAGTATGGCTACCACCAGCGGAAGCATAAACAGAAGTTTCTATTTTATAATTTCCTATCACAAGATTTTTAGAATCATTTAACCCTGTATTCTGATATAACGGCATGTTAAATCCTCCTTAACTTTCCGTATCAATACTATATACCAATCTGAAGTCATTAGGAGCACTCCAACATGGTATAACCGATTCATATAATATCCCTCCAGGATTTTCTAATGAACATCGCATAGCATCAAAATTATTTATAGTTCCATAAATTCCAGTTGCAGCAGAGCCGTTAAATAATTTTTTAATTGCTCTTGAAATATCATCTACTGCCCCTTCATCAACGGCCCTAGAAATAATTGTTATTATCTTAGAACAAACTCCTTGATATTCAGTTCCACCAGGAAGTTCATAAGCAACTATAAAGGGTAAATTAGAAGCGGCTGATGCTGATAGCCATTTAATTCCATGTTTAATATTAGCAGAATTTACTAAAGAGGTTATTGTGGAGGAATGAATCATATGATAACACATAAATTCAGAAGCATTCATTTCTTTTTGCCTCCTAAATAATCAACAAACTCCATTCTTCCATTTACCATCATTATTGTAATCGCTTTTCCTCTCGCCATATCTAACGAAGGACGTAAAAAAGGACGATGAATATATTCTTGGTATGGAGCATATTCAACAACCGTTCCAACTAATACTACTCCTGTTTTTATAGGAGGAGTTATTTTTCTAAAATTTTTTATTGTGGCATTTAACCAATCAGTTCTATCTTTAGCATATTTTGATGGATCATCCACATCATTTGATTCAGTAGAAGACGCAAGAGTTAATGAAGCAGCTAAATATCCAAATCGAACTGGAGCTAACAATTTAGCCTGACCAAGAACAATAAGACCAATTTCCCATACAGATTTATCACGGACTTTTTCCATCTTAATTTTTACTTTTTCACCATCCCATAATTTTTTAGTAACGGTACAATCTATCATTTCACTAACTCCATAGATACCGCTGCCATTTCTCCTAAACTCATAACATCATTGTCATATCCATTCACCTTATATGTTACATTATTATATACAACTTCTTTATCATCTTTATTCCAAGTATAATATGAAGGAAGAGTCAACAAAACAAAACCGGATAATAAATTTAAAGAATCAGAAATATATCTAAGTTGAGGACTTCCAATTCCAACAGGATATATCGCACATTTAGAAAGAGTGGTTAAAACCGTAGTTGTAGTTCCAGCTCCACCCATATCATCATCAGCAAATGATATTCTTCTTACTTGAGCAGTGGTAATTGATAAATGCTCATCCATCATTACATTACCCTCGCCATAGTATATGGAATTAATTTATCAACTATTTTTTTAGGATAGCCATATGTTTCATCCACATCACCACCATATGATTCACCAAAAGGACCTAAATGAAAAGATTTAATATCAGCTTTTTTTAAGTTTCGTATTTCCATATCGTAATAAATCATTTCAGCAGCTATTTCTTTTAATTCAATTGGATACTTCACTAAATTAATCATCACTGAACGTCCTGACAATTCTTCATATATAGTTGATCCTGAAACCAAAGTTATAATATTTGAATTTATTGAAGCAATTGTTTGATATCCATCATTGACATATGAATTATAAATATAAATATCCCAGTTGCTGTATGCTTGTAAAAATCCTTCTTGTTCAAATGAAGATGGCCCACTAATTGTTAATGCTGAACTATTAAAATTCATAGCCCCTTGTAAATAAAGATCAGTAGTAAAATAATTATTTGTTAATCTATTTATTCGTGCTTGAATAGATGGTATTTTTCCACTGGAAATAATAGTTCCAGCGGAAGCGGAAATATTAGTTAATATTGTGACTTCTGTTGCTGTTACTATCATTCTTTTTCTCCATTAAAAGAATCCTCCCTAATATTAAATTATTAGGGAGGATTTTTTATTGTTGTTTAGGGAAGCAAGAACGCTTCCACATACAAGGTATGACTGGACACCACTTCAAAAGCAGCATACCCATCACTATCTTTAAATCGAGCAGATTCAAAATAAGTTCCACCAATAACCACGACGGCAAGAGCAGAGCCCACCGTACCAATGGCAATGGCAGAACCATTGCTAACATTTACTCCGGTGAAATTATCACCCTTTAGGGGCTGAATTGAATTCGCCGTAGAAACCGTTGACTCGAATCGAACGACCAATTTATTAAAATCAATTACCGACTGGGCAGTACTCGGTTTAATATAAACCGTACCCGCAGTAACAGCTACCGCTCCAATAGCGGCAAATCCCCCCGTTATAGAAGGGGTGATACAAATTACATCAGCCATTTAATTATCCTCCTTTCCTTAACCAGCTACTTCAGTAAGATGAGCACAACCAAGGGCATCGGGCTGCACAACTTTCGCTCCATACAAATACAATCCGCGGGCGGCGGAAGCAAAAGTAGTCTGAAGACGAATAGCTTCAATCGTAGTCAGCTGACCCGCATAGGTAATAGCCGAACGATTCAAAGCCATGATAGCAGAAACCGCGGTGGCCGAACTCTGAACATTATTAGACAACAGGAACTGGAAGCCCATAGCCTGGCCAATAAAACCACTGGTAATAGTTTCATCGGAGAAAACTTTAGGAACCGCAGTAGCCGAGATTCCACCAATTTCCGCAAGCAACATTTTCTGATGTACCCACGGAGGAATTATACACATACGATTTTCAATAGGAACATTTTTATCAGACAAATATCTTCCCATATAGGAAAGAACAAGAATAATATTTCCTGAGCTAACGGAAATGGGTGAAGAACTAGAACCCATGTTGGTAGTATCAGTAACTCCGGCATGAGGATACAAACCGGCAATATAAGCATCAATAGTATCAGCAATTCGATAGGAAGCGTCATTCATGGCAGCATTCATAAGTTTTGGATTGCTCTGAGCATTATCAATATCATCAATTTTAAAAGAGAAACTCGTAGCCTGGTCAATCACAAGATTTTTTCCGGCACTATCCAAATCCTCATACGTAAGAGTAGAACCCTTCGTATAAGAATTAGCAGTGACAGGACCAATTTCATTTATATGGACGGAGTCACCAATATTACGAATTTCTCCCTCGTAATCTTTATTAACCACCGAACCAAACACAAGATTTTTGCGAAGCTTGACAAGAAGTCTATCGCTCCACAATTCGGGTATGAAATTCTCAAGACCCATACTAATCCCCCTTTTTAATCAGCTACTAGATTATCAACTGCACCGGATTCAACCATTGCTTCACGTTCAGCTTGAGGAAGAGCCCGATATTGTGAGAAGGTCATTTTACCTTCTTTATTTGTATCACCCTTTCCAGGGACAAATTTATTTTTGGCAATATATTCTTGAATAGTTTCGTTCTGAATAGATTCAATCTTTCCCTTGAATCTCTTAATATATAATCCCGCTTCTTCCAGTGAATTAAAAGAAAGACTACTAATAAACTCAGGATCAACTTTTTCCTTGAATGCAAGGTCTTTAATAGAATTATTAAGGGCGTCCTTTTCACGAAGCATTGTTTGCTCATTCAATTGAGTTTCCACTTCACGAATTCGTTTCTGTTCTGGAGTTTCAGTCGGATTAATCTTCAAAAGTTCAGCAGCAACCGCCGCTTTTACTTCCTTAGAAAAATGCCCATCCTTATAAGTTTTTAAAGCATCAGTAACTCGCTTATCACCAATACTCTGAATAAGTTTCTTTCCTTCCTCATCAGTTTCTAGAAAAGCATTTACTTCCTCTACGGAAACTTTATGCTCTTCCTGTTGAGGAGCAAGCGAAAGAATAAAAGCTTTTACATCTTCATTATCTTTATTCTGTTCAAGGAATTCGCGGATCATTTCAATCGTAAGCATATTAGTTAATCCTCCCTTTGTCTTTTCCATCCTTATTCGATGCCGCTTTCACGTCCTCGATAGTATGGCGTTTTTTGTCACCAGGTTTAGCAGTGGCTTCCCTAGACCCACCGCGTGCTAAAGACTCCTGACGATTTTCTCTCGCAGCAATCTTTCTAGCCCGCTCTTTATTCATTTCTTTCATTCCTCCTTTTCAAACAATTAAAAAGGCGCCCGGATAACATTTAATTGTTATCTAAGCGCCTCCTGTTTACAGGTCAGCTCTAAATCACTATCATTTTATATCAAATCCATATAAAAGAAAAGGTCTATTACTTACTTTTCCTCATAGAAGCGGCTACTCTAGCCCTCGATCCTGGAGAAGAACCAGCACTAAACCGAAGTCCTTTTCTACTAACTTTTTCTTTAGCTTGAGCCTTCTGTCTAATGCTTTTTCCTCCACCTTTCTTTCTTCCACTTCCAGGTCCACCCATAATTAACTCCTCCTTTCTTATTTCTTAGGCATAGAATGATGCTCGGTATCAACTGCTTCCTTCCGAACATCCGTAACAAATCCATCACAAATTTTAAAACTAATTGTCACTTCACCCCATGATCGTTTAGTCAATTCTTCCTCCAACCATTTAATATAAGTTTTAATTGAAGTTCCCGTAGATGATTCTATCACCATTTCCTCCTTTATCTATCGTAGTTTATAACCATATTTTTTTAATTCTTTAACATTATCAGAACTTAATATTGGTTTCCATTTCTTATATAATTTAGAATAATATTCTTTATATATTTTTCCAACCACTACTTTTTACCACCCTTCCCCCTTTTCCTAAATCATCCACTTTATAAGCGAATGGTTTATTTTTTCCTAATTTTACTTTAACCATTCCTTTTTTACCTTTAGACTTTCCTCCACCACTCCCTTTCTTTCTTCCACTTCCAGGTCCACCCATAATTAACTCCTCCTTTTATTCTTTGCCGCTAATACTTGGGCTCTAATATGAGACTGAATAATTGTTTTTCCTTTTATCTTAGGCCCATAATTTTTAACCCAGTCCATATAATTCTGATATGGTATTATGCCTTCCTCCTTTGCTCTCCTCAGTGCCGGAGAATATCCAAGTATCTGAAATCGTTCCCGACAACGACAATGAACTCTATTAGCAGCAGATAATTCAAAACTTCCAGGATATTGTCCTTTGTCACCATCGGGTAAATGAAAATATCCATCTTTCTTTTTAAATATTCCATCAGCGGCCCCATGAACTGGTCTGGTCTTTGCATCAAGAGTTGCGTCCCACACCATGTTGCCTTCAACGCCTTGTTCTTTTGACAATAAATAAATATCATTCATTGCAGCATTAAGTGCTGCCATTCCCTCAGTTCTAATAATTCGTAATGCTTCATAATTTGCTAATGATAATGCTTTTGCTAAATCTTTACTCATTTGAATAAATGATTTACCTAATGATAATCCATGTGCTATAGCAGTCTTCACTGCATTCCTAGCAGCAGGTCCATATTTATCAAGAGAAATTAAAAAGAAATCATTAGCAAGAGTTTCAACAATTACTTCCTTATTTAATATTCCCCATGAAAGAGAAAGTTCCGTTGCTTGATCCATCGCCCATGCGGTTCTAAAAAATCCTTCCTCATATACATTTCCTGGCAATCTTTTTATTGATGATTTTATTTTATTTGTTGCTTCATTTAATATATCCATTATATGTTTCTCTAAAGTAACATATCTATTGTATTGTGTCATTTCAACTTTAGTTAATATTCCTCCTTTAGAATATTTAGTATAAAAAGTTGCCATTTCTCCTCGTATCTCTTTCAAAGCCTTTTGTAATATAGCAGTAGTCTGCCGTTCGGTCATAACAATCTTTTTCTCTAATGCTTTTACCACCTCATCTTCAAGTGGGGCTAAGTTAGGCATTGTAATTGCTCCTAATCATTAACTTCATCATAGTTTCATGAGCATTATGTTCATCTGTTTGAAGACTTTTTATTTTCATTCCTAACGCATTCATTACATTTGTTACATCAGTAACTTTTATTTTAGCTATATCAAATTCCTTTTTTAATTCTCCAATAGAAACACAAATACTTTTCCATTTAGAAAAGGTTTCATCAAATTCTAGTTGTTGTTCTTTTTCAGACATAACTAATTTCCTCCTTTTCATCTAATAACAATTTTATTATACCAGCTGCTAATGAAGATGAACTATCAACAATCCTTTCTTCATACTTTTCACTTATATTTCTTCCAGTCATCTTTTGTAATCGAATTCCAGCATGATAACTTTCATGAATAATAGATTCTATTTCCAATTTATCCCTGCTTAAATGAATTGCTCCAACATATCTATTTGTTCCTTTACTTGGAACAAAACTAGCTATTACTTCATCATAATATTCAGGTCGCTTCATATGATCCAACATTTCTTGATTAGTATCATGTAAAAATATATCAACTACATAAAAAGTTTTTCTTTTCCTCGGATTAAATTGAAAATGAAATAATGACAATGGCATTATTCTTCATCCTCCACTATTTCTTCATCATCAATTTCATCTTCATCAGTAAAAGGAGTATTATCGTCTATATTTTCAAATGAAGTTAACTTATCTTCTTTTTGTCTTTCAAGTTCTGCTTCCACATCAGGAATAATATCATCGGGCATAATATCAGCAATCAAATAGGAACTAAATCCTGCATTCTTCATAAGCACCGCGGTCTGAGCAAAGTCCTGTAAGTTAAGAGGAGAATTTCGTTTATGAGTAATTGTTATATCCCATGGATTACCTTTAAGAGAATTATCAACCCCATTTAAGAATGAAGTTATTATACATAACCTATCATATAATCCTGAATCAAAATCAGGATCGGTAGATGAAACTAGATTTTCAAAGTCATACATTAACCTTTGAATAGCAACGCCTGCAATTGCTCCAGTCTTACTAGAAAAATCAGGAATATGACTCATCACATGAATCAAATCTTTTATACAAGTAGTAATAAAATTAATAAAATCACTGGGAACATCTTTTGTTAAAAAAGAAATAGAAGCATCGGCAGGAACATATTCAAATACTCTACTTCTTTTTAGAATAGCAAGAGCTTGACTAAATACTCCTGGTTCCTTCTTTTTTTCAGGATTAGTAATACCAAACTTTTTCATAATCAAATAGGCATGAGCAAATCTATCAAATTCATTTAATGAATCTGAAATAAGAATATCATACACATCAATTAATTCTTTTATTGACCGAATAACTCCCATTAAATCATCACCATATGGATAGGGTACAATTGGAACACTGGAAAAGAAGTTAGGAAAAGTATTAATAAATTTTAATTTCCATGTATTGTCACTTTCTTTTAAATATCGTTCATATTTTTTAATTATATTACTATAATACACTTCTACTGAATATCGTTTTTCATCTAATTTATAATATCTAATACCAATCTTCTTTTTAGGCTCTGGTGAATTATCATAAAATAAAATAACTTCTCTAGGATCAACATTAAAAAACTTAGGAATATTTTTCATTGTAAATCCATCTGGCTTCATAGCAACTTGAGAATCCAAATATAATATTTCATATGCAATACCAAATATTGCCATATTTCTTCCATTACGAGAAGTTTTAATCCCTTCATTATTCATCTTATAAATATTTTCAATCAATTCTAGATACTTTTCTTTAGGACTCTTTTCAATTGGTTCAGGAATAATCTTTTCTTTAACAATAATTTCATCAGTAGAAAGAGTAGATGAATTCTTTTCTGGAGTGACCTTTAAATCTCCTTTTGATTCTTTTGTATCAGCAATTGAATAAGTTATATATCCATTCCTGTATCCATATCCAACAAATGTAGTAACTAATTTTCTTCCATAGCCAACAGAAATGTTATAATTAGGATTAGTGGCATCATCAATTGCCTTTCTACTTTTAATTGCAGTATTCAATACTTTATAATAATTCCATAATGAATCTAATTCTTTTACCGTTGCTTGATGATTACCAATTGCTGATAAAATTTCTTCATCAGTAAAGGTTTCTTTTTCAGTTCGTAAAATTTCCATAATACTGGCCTCCTTATAATCCTAAATCACTAAGTGAATAATTACTTGGTTGATATCCTGAACAATCACCAGGCCACCAACTTTTTGTGGCATACCTAAGGGCTGCTATAGAGTCATCATTTAATTCAACAAAATCTTCCGTCGCTTCTCCATTCCTATCTTCCTTTCGTTTGAATTGTTGAATCTCTTGAGCAAGAATAGGACATTTACTTTTATGAATATGAATTCTTTTAGAACAAAGAAAATCAATTCCATATTTTAAAGAACCTTTTGGTTTCTCAACTGCTTCTACTCTATACCATCCGGCTCTGTTCCATTCTTCTATTCTATCCGGTTCAGCAGAATCAGCAGGTATATACCAATTCTTCGCATTAGAACCAAAATACTCTTCCGCCTTTTCAATGAAATCTGAATTCAACCAACCCTTTCCCGCCAATTCATCAAATACATATATATCTCCATCTTTTGTTCCAGCTCGAACAATAGCAGAATTATGAACAAATCCATAATCTATTCCTTGAACCACATTCTCTAAATCATCTTCACCATATGGGAAATCTTCAATTACATAATTAGTAAATACGACATTTCCATAGACTCCCCAGTTGCCTTCTACATATACTGATTTGTAATATGGATCGGTAATTGCTTCTAGCTTTTCCCTTGTATCAGCATCGAGAAAAATATTATGCTTATATGTTGAATGATGATTTAATACTCGAGGATTTTTTATATCCCATAATTGTTTTTTAATCCAATGCCCTGCCCATATTGGATTTAATGTTAATATTCCTTGATGAGTATATTTTGATTTACCTCTTATTCTTAAATCTAATTGAGCAAAATCTTTTGGTGTCCCTTGGTCTGCTTCTTCAAACCAATAATCAGTTGGATCAAAAAATGATTTCAATTTATCTACATCATCTAGACCAACTGCAATAGCATCATTATCATTTATAATACATTTAATTAATTTTTCAGTTTCATTATAATAAAAAAGATTATCCATACCAAAATCATTTTTAATAACATATTTCAAAAGGTCATAACAAGAGTGAGTGACATCTTTCTTTACTTTTCTGGTTATTAAATATCTATGTGGTTTTTCAGCTATCATTTTATAAATAATCTTTTGTGCTATTGATCGAGACTTAGAACTATTGGCTCCACCAACTAATACTTCAACAGGATGATTATCAAATACTAATGGATAGAAATAAGGATTCATGATCCTAGGTAATGCTGACAAATCAATGGATACTGATGCCATTGTTTCCCTTTATCTTTTTTGTTATGAACTTTTCTATGATAGAAGATGAAAGAACCTCAAGTAATTTTTGTGTTGATTCTGATACTGGCATTTCTTTCAATAATTTTTCATATAAACTTCTACTTATTCCATATTCTTTTATAATAGTATCTTTATAATATACTCCAGGAACAATTACCTTCCATCCTTTATCAATAAGTTTTTTATCTCGTTTCTTATACCACCATCCCTCCAATGGTTTAAATATAATCATTTCTTCTTTCCTCCTTCTACTGCATTAGGATCGGCTGGAATAATTTCATACTCTGATTTAATATTTCCTTCTATTGATTGTCTATTCTTCCATTCACCTTCAGTTTTATTAATAAGCCATAATGTAATTGCTCCAATATCAGGAAGAGCTTTCTTTTTCACTATCTTAGTAACTACCATTTTAGGAGTTTGATTATAGGTACCATCTTTTTTTGTTCTAAGTATTTTAGAATATGGCCGCATTTCAACTTCTTCATAATCATATCCAGTTGCTCGTTCAAATAAACTTTTAATTACTTTTGCATTAGGAATTTCTCTAGCCTTTTCACAAGCATCTTTAAATTCTTTATGTTCTCGTTTCCATAAATATAAAGTATTGATATTTATACCAATCTTTTTTGCTAATTCTTCATCAGTACATCCTTGTTCCAGAATTGCTGTTGCTAGAATTGGATGAAATGATTTGTTGTAAGTTGAAGGGCGACCAGCTTTTCCTTTCCCTATTATTACTTTTTCTTCTTTTTTCTTACTGCCTGCCATTCTGTTTCCTTCCTTAATACCCATTCAAAATCATTAGTATTATAATCCATTCCAATACTAAAGGAAAAGGGAGTTAAGTATCTTATAGTACAACAATAAAAAACAAAGAGATAACTATATAGTTTTATATGGTTTTAAAAGGTTTACCTATGAAAATACCTAATGATTTTTAATTGTTTTATATGGTTTGTTAGAATATATAAGGATTATTAATTGATTTCTTTTATTCCATATAGAAAAGAAACTATTTTTACATTATTTATACATGAATTGAATCTATTTATATACTGCTAATGGGTAATATCTTTTCCCGTTCTTTCCAATAGGAACTTTTTTCTTATGTTTTGGATTTCCTCGGGTGATTTGTTTTTCCGTAATTGTTTGGGGATTTGAATTGTTTTCTCCGGGCGAGCCTCGTATATTGCTTTCTGTCTCCTCTGTTCCAGCCATTGTTGATATGTGGTATTCTTTTTTTCGCTTTTTTCGCTCAATTCGTTCCTCCTTTGAATAATTAAAAGTTCCTAATTGTTTTTTCTTTTCTGAATACATATGAAGAGCAAGTACTCTCCTATGAATAGGGCAAGGATGATCGGAGTCAAGTGATTCAGCTGAATATGTTTTTCCAAGTATTGTCATTTAATACTTCCAATATAATCAACCAATGTATTAGAAACATCCTCCATTATTTTCATACTTAATGAATCTTTATATGAAATATGCAATCCATTAATTAATATTTTTTTAATATCATCAATTAATTTGTGTCGAAAATTATTAAGTACTCCGGCATGAATTTTTAATTCATTTTTTCCTTCTTTAATAATGCTATTAACAAAATTATTTATATCTTTAGCTATAAATTCAATATGAGCATTAGTGTCTAATCCTTTTTTAATTATTGTTTTTATTTCATTAATAAAATCAGTAGATGAACAATAAGTTCCACCCGTAAAACTAGTATCAATTTCTTTTTCCACAATAGGAATTTCTTTACCTTTCTGCATATCAGTAAATAATATCCCACTTCTAAATGAAAAATGTTCCTCTAGAAAATGAATCATTTCAACAAATGATTGAAATATCATCACATCATCAAATAATCCACCACCAACATGATTTTCACAATATTTCCTAGTAACAAAACCATTCTTCACACTATTAATAATAATTCCTTCATCTTTATTCATTCTTCATACCTCCTAATATCTTTTGTAGTTTCTTTATTTTAAATCGTTTCTTTCTTCCATCCTCATGCCTATGTGAAGTCCAGTCCATCATAGCAGCAAGAGGGGCAGTATCTTTCAATTCCAATTGTAATAAAGAAATATATTTATCTTGTTCATCTATAAGTTTTTTCTGATAAAATATAATATCATCAACCATGATTCTTCACTGCCAACAAATCAATATTTTCAAAAAACTTATCTCTCGATCCTATTTCAATCAATTGTTTATATTTTCCTTCCATTTGAACTTTCTTAACTGAATATATTTCTCCAGAAAATAATTTAATATAATCACCATAAGAAAATAAGATAGCACCAAGATTTCTACAAAATTCTTTTCCATGAGAATAAAATATATTGATCATATTTCTATGTCGATCTGTCCTTACTCTGATTACTTTTCCGGCCATTGATATTTCTCCTCTGTCTGAAGTCCAGTTAATGGATTTATAGTGGTTGCTATAATCTTTACTTTTGTAACAGTTGATAAATTATGTTTTCGTTCATAATTTACTAATTGTCGAATAATTCCAACTAAGGAATAATATAAATCTTTCTTTTTATCAAACATTAATTTGTTCCTCCTTTCATAAAAGATACATCAGGTGGTTGAATAGGATGTACTACAAATAATTTTCTGCCAAGAGCTTTTTCAAATCTTGCATAATTTTTCTCTTCATCAATAATAGCTAAATGTTGAAGTTTTCCCTTTCCACATTTACAATCAACTCCAGAACAATCCCTTCCATCATTTGAAGTTGCTCGAATGCCACATACTGAACAAACATAACTATTTTTAATAGTGTTTATAAAATTAGGAATATCAGAAGCGGGATTTTGACATTCAATAAAAGATGATCCGGCATTACTCTCAACTACAAAACAATTAACTGATGCTAAATAATTATCACAAATTTCATTAATACCTTCTACTGATTGAATTGAAAAACCTTCTCCTTGCTTCTCAATAACTTCAGTAATAGGAACAAATGGAATTTCAGTCATAGCTCCATGATCAGTTGAATAGATAGTTTTGTGACTCAATCTCCATGCACTCAAAAAATTCTTCTTATAAAATATATGTCCAGGAAAAGTTGGTACTCCATTATTAGCATACATTATCTTTTTTCCTGGATCAATAGAAACTACTTTTTCATCAAATGGATATGAAGTCTGTTGCCATTCTCCTTGTTCATCTTTTGTCCAATTTGAAAATCGTTCCTTTCCATTAACAATACCAAAATCAATACCAGCAAGAAAAATAGTTCCATATCCCATTCTATCAACTGCAAATAATTGAGCGGGAGGAGAACATGCAAATAAAGTTAATTCAGTTCTAATATAATAATTAAAAGTTGGACATCGCCTATTTTCTCCTTCTCTCCATGTATACATTCTCTTTTGAGTATTAGCATAAAAAGAATCTTTCGTTCCAATATTTTCAATAAACATTAAAAATTCATTAGGCCAATTTTCAATCAAATCCGGCCATACTCCAGGATGAGTAATCAATTTAGTTTTGTATTGTTCCCATGGAATCCCTTTTATTTCATCCCATGAACAAAATGGATCAAGAGCCATAATATATGTAGGGACAATATCATTTTTAATAAGAGTAAGAGCATGGGAAGTAGTACAAATAATTCCTCCCTTCCAATTCTTTAAATGTTCAACTGCATCATCCAAATCAGCACCAGAACCAATTATAAAACAAGGCTTTCCTTTTTCAATTTGTTCATCGGAAATATCTTTAGCCCTACCAGACTTAAAAGCATTTATAATAATATGATGATTATATGCAGAATTCACTTCTTCATGAACCAATTGAGCCCTCATAGTAGCATCATTAAAGTGCCCTGAATTCATTCCATTAGGATCAATTTCTGCCATTTAGTTTTTCTCCTTTATTGTTGATTCAAATTTCCAATTATTTTAGATATATCAAATTCATTATTTTTTCTATTTATTATTTCTACGGCCTCCTTAGAAAAGGTATCTCTATATGAATATTCTTTGTCCAATTTTCTAACCATTTCAGCGTATATAATATCATTAATTTTATATTCTTCATATATAGCCTTCCCTCTCCCTTTCAAAATAAATTGTTCAAAAATCAATTCTCCTAGTTTAAATTCAATTTCAGTATCAGTATCAGGAAATTGCCATGACTCAACTGGATAAAAAGAAACTTCCCTTTTTGGCCAATTGGAAATATCATCTAGATATGAATCTGAATTATTAATATGAGAATAAAAATGCAAATACCAATCAATAGAAGTAATAGTCCATCCTGGACCTTGACTATACATCATTCCACTTTTATCATTAATAAAAGCCCGAGCAAAATATTTTCCAGTTTGTTCAAATAAAGCAACTTCTCTTTGTTGAATCAATGGTCTAATCATATCTACACCAAGTTTAAAATATAAATATAATCCTGAATCAATATCACTTGGTTTGTTTATTGGAGCGGTAGGAAGCATAAAAACTCCTACCACTGATTCTTCATTATAAATATTTTTAATATAATCACAAGCATGAAGCAATGGGCGAACGGCAGAACAAGAATCCACATCACTCCATTCAGGTCTTCTAATAACTTTAGCTCCATATGAAATAGCAACTTCTTCAATTTCATCATCATCAGTAGTAACAAAAACTTCACTTATAAATCTAGAATTTTTAGCCTGAATAATACTCCATGCTATCAATGGAATTCCACAAAATTCTTTTATGTTTTTTCTAGGGAGACGTTTGCTTCCTCCTCTAGCTGGAATAATTGCTACAACTGACAATTAATTATCCTCCTTTACTTCTTCTAAATTAAAAATTTCATCTTCAATTATTCTACACATCACATGATACATTTTTTCATGTTGTTCCTGAATAGTAGCAGTAATAGAAGAATTAGCCATTATTATTTTATGAGAATAAAATTCAAGTTCTTTGTTTATTTTTTCTCCAGTAAAAATAATAATAGTCATTCCTTTTACAAAAGCAATTTTACAAGCATTTATAATATTTTTAGAATTTCCCGATGTGGTAAGAGCGATTAAAATATCACGATAATTTCCTAAAGCATTTATTTGTTGAGCATAAATGCTATCAAAACCCAAATCATTTCCACAAGCAGAAATTACAATTGGATCACTAGATAAAGCTATTGCTGCTATACCAGGAGTAATATTTATTTTATTAGATTTTAAAAATCTTTTATAATCTAAATCATCAATTTTTCTTTCAATACAAAATGATTTTATTAATTCACCAGCAATATGCATTGCGTCTGCGGCGCTTCCTCCATTTCCACAAATAAGTATTTTTTTCCCTACTTTTAATATTTCCTTTATAATAATTTCAATTGAAGTTCTAAATGCTTCATATCCTTTCCACCCACCACCTTCACATAGAGAATTTGCTAATATATTTATTAAATCAATATTTTTTGTTTTCAATTTATGGTTCCCTCCTTTACTGCAGCAAGCATTGTCTTTTCATCTAAACCAAAAGGAATATATTTTACTTTTTTATGATTATATTCTGAATAATTAAAATCAATTATAGTTCCATATTCTTTAGCAACTTCATAAAACTTCGATCCTGGAAATGGTGTTGCTAATTGAAAATAAGTTTTAAATCCATTTAATTCTTTACTAAACTCAATACTTTCTCTCAATGATTCTTTTGTGTCTCCTATATTACCAACCATAAATAAAAGTTCAGTTCGTAACCCAGCTTCATGAGCTAATCTAACTGCCTCCCGTACTCGTTCTTTAGAATTATTCTTTCCAACTAATTTTAAAACCTTTTCATTAGCACTTTCAATTCCAAAGGCAACAATATCAAATCCTGCTTTTTTCATTTCTCTAAAAACTTCTCCATTAGCATTATTCACATTTGTTAAACAAGTCATTTTTAATTTATAATTATTCTTATGAATTCCTTCACAAAATTCTATTACTCGACCATTATCACAAGTAAAAGTATCATCCATAATTCTAAGATTTTTTAAATTATAATTCTTAATTAAAAAACCAATATGATCCATAGTATATTGAATAGAATGATAACGAACTTTTCTTTTCCATAAAAATGGTGATGCACAGAATGAACAATTATATGGACATCCCCTTCCTGTTAAAATAGAAATTGCTTTTTCTCCAGTAACCAATTCATCATAATACTTATTCATATGAACTAAATCATAAGCAGGAAGTGGAAGATAATCTAAATCATCTATTAAACCATCATCAATAATTCTTGCTTCTCCTACTATTTCAGGCATTTCATTTTTACAAATTTTTACAAATGAATTTTCTGCTTCTCCCTTAATAATATAACCAGCTATATGCTTTATTTCATCTTGCATAAAAGTAAAATGAACTCCTCCATATACTAATTTAATAGTAGGAAAAACTTTTTTTAAATATTCCCCTAACATAATAGAATGTTCAGCCATAATTGTCATACCACCTAAACCAATATGAGTTGGTTTAAATTTTCTTATTTCTGGAAATACATTATCATATTTCCAGTCTAAAATTTTTACTTCTATTCCATGTTTTCTTAAATTAGCGGCAATATATAATAAACCAATAGGAGTCCAGGGCTCTTTAACCACATTAGAATAAATCAAAATAACCCTAGATTCATTTACCATGTCTGCCTCAATTTCTTCAACACTTCTTCCTCTTGTTCTTTATATAATTTTATTTTATTTAAATCAGTAGAATATTTATATTGCATCATGTAAGTTAAATCAGTATCATCTAATGAAGCTGATTGGTCAGAACCATATAAAGTTTTATCTAAAGTAATATGCACTTCAATCATTTTCGCCTCACCAAATGATGCTATAACAGGATGAATCCAATTATCAGAATGATTACTGTATCCAAAATTAATATTAAAACCTAAACGATAATTTGAATTAAATAAATATTCAAAACCAGTATAATCACTTGGAGCAGGATATAAAGAAACACAACCAAGCATAAATTTTATGTTTTTAATATCATTAATAATATTAGACATAATATCAGTATATGGATTAAATGAAACAATAATATTTTTTCTTTCATTATTAGCATTATAAAAACCAATTAATTCTTTATTATTGTTACATGCTCTAGCTATTTTAATAAAATCACAATTAAAATTATTAAGCATTTTATCAGCACTATCAATATCCCATGCTGAGTAAAACCATTTAATTCCTTTTGCTTCACAATAAGCATTTATTATTTTATATTGATCAATAGAAAATTCTAATCCTTCTTTTTGTTCTCGTTGAGTATGTCCCCATGGAGAAACTCTAGGTAAATTCAAATATTCTTCTGTATAACATATATCAATATTTCGTTTCTGAAATTTTACATAATCAAATTTATGCTTAACTGCTAAATCAATTAATTTAAAAACATTTGAAAGAGAGCCATTATGATTAATTCCAATTTCCGCTACCATTATAGGATTAGTCATTTTTATTTCCTCCATTATTATCATTAGGATATCCATAATATGAACAATCTTTACAAGGCTCCACTAAATCACGATGATTACAAATATGAGCCTTCAACCATTCCTTTCTTTTTTCTCCTTCCCACATTCCTTTAATTGAAGTTGAAGCAACATTTCCTAATCTTCCTTTTTGTTCAGGATCATATTTTACACAAATATAAAAATTACCCATGAAATCAATAGCCGGATGATTCATAAAATCCCTACAAATATAATCTTCCGGTTTAATAATATCTTTTTCATAATCAAATCTCCCTAGTTTATTATGTAACATTCTATTAACAATAGGAGTTCCATATAATTCAAGTAAATTTTTTCTAGTATCATCAATAGTTCCAACACATCGAGCAATCACTACTTGATTCTTCGGTTTATACATTAAATATTCATGAAGTATTTTTAATTGTTCAGCAGAAGTAAAAAATTCATCCTGTTCAATTATTGAAACTGAAATTATAGCAACATCTTTTATTTCATCTTTTCGTTCCATCAATAATTTTCCGTTAGTATCAAATTGAGTTATGCATCCAGCCTTATTAAAAAGTTCAGTAGCATATTTAATATCAGGATATAAAAGAGGCTCACCATTATTATGAAAATGAATAATAGTATTTTTAGGCATTTGCCTAGAAATAAGTTCTAATATATATTTTGGCATATCTCCTTTTTCATGTTTATCCTGCCATCGATTACATATCCAACAATTTTTATTGCATCTATTAGTTAATTCAATATTTATTTCTGTGAACATTTAAAATAATCTCCCTTCATTATAATAATAATCCCATAGCGGAGTTAAAATATTTTTTTCATCGGAAAGAAATGGTTTATTCTTTCCAGTGAAATGTACAACTGAAATTTTATTTCCTAAAAATGATAATGAATATCCATCATCGTTTTTATTAATTTTATACCATTCAGGATGATCATAATATTCATTTATTCCAGAAAAATTATATAAAAGACCAGGATCATATACTAAAATATTTTCTTCAATAATAAATTGATTCAATAAAGATTGTGCTAACAAACGATAATCTTTTTCATAATTTGATAAATATATTGAAAACATTCTTTCAATATATTTATAAAATGCTCTGCTTCCTCCAACTAATCCACCATTATATCCTTTAAAATTTCTATATCTTTTTCGTTGAAAAGAACCATCTACGAAATATCTTCCTGCTGAATCAACATGAAATTCCTTAGTGGAGGCTAAAGCTGCATCATCCATTACAGACATAACTTGCCATTCATCAAGAGAAATTTTATAAAATAAATCATCAATGTTTTTTAAAATAAGCATATCAACTTCCATATAAAGTATTTTATCAGCTTCAATATCACCCAAATTAAGTTGAAAATATGGAGAAGAGTCAGTCATCCATGAGGCTCGTTGAGTATTAAATATAGAAGGGTCTTTTTTTATAGTTTCAAAAGGATATGAATATTGAAGTCCAGTATCAATAATAACTAGAGGGGTTTTCATATTTGCTTTTATGTAAGAATTAATAAAAGCCACTAAACCAGCTTCAAAACGTTTATTAGCAATGACAACTATTTTGTTCATTATCCTATCCTTTCATAAATTTTAGTAAGTGCCGATGATTGTTTAAAACTTATTTCTTCATCCTTAGATAATTTTGAATCAATAGAATCAATAAATGATAATTCCCAGTCATTAAGGAATAAAGTTCCATTATTGTGGCATCGCAATATTAATGAAAGACGATGCTTCCATTTATTTTTTATTTCCTCAGAAACTGGTTTACTCATATTTAACACCAATACCTAATATTTGTCGATCACTTCCCCATCTAAAGTATTTTATTCCAGTAATCTTAGTTAACCAAAAAGCAAATCTAATAGGTAATATATTAGAAAATAATTTTCTTTCCCATATTTTTTTATAATACCAAAACCATTCTGTACTTACAAATTTATAATTATTTAATTGTAAAGCCATTTTAAGACTATTTTTTGTAAATGGCTTTATATGGGTATAATCATCAAAGAAAAAATCTTTTTGTTTTTGATAATCAGGAGTTAAAATAATTAATATTCCAGTATTCTTTAAAACCCTTTTTATTTCTAATAAAAATAAATCAGTATTTTGAATATGTTCAATTACTGATTTAATAAAAACTACATTAAAAGAATTATCTTTATATGGAAGGCAATCTTTTTCAGCATTATATTGTTCCTTATTATCGAGACAAATAACTTCATTAAAAAAATGTGAATCTGCTAAAATATCTTCATGTACTCCATCACCACAACCAATAGATAATATTTTTTTATTCCATATACGAAATCTAAATATAAAATATTCCATCAAATCCCGCACAAATTTCATATTTCTTTTAGGATATGAATATTCAGTATATGTCATTTTATTTTTTCCTCTCTATAAATTGACAGAATTCAAAATAAACAATATCATCTACCATCCAAAACCATAAATTAACATTAAGATCATAAGCATTTCCTTTTTCTAATTTTCCAATAATACTAGTAATTTTAGGTGGTTCCATTTCAAAACAAAAATGACATGAATAATTATCTTTATTAGTAACTGATTGAATCAATTCAATTATAGTTTTTCCATCAGTTAATTTTTTAATTCTTCCATAATCTTTTTCTTCTTTATCATAAAAACAAGAAAATCCTAAATGAGATAAACAATAAGAAATTTTTTGAATATCCTTTACAAATGTACCAACATGCCGAAGTTTACTTGCATTCATAAACTGCCTCTTTCAATATCTCCATTCCTTTAAATAAAGTTTTTTCATCTATTACTACTGGAGGAGCAATTTTTATATAATTTCTTCCAGTTGGAACTACTAACAATCCCCTATCTAAACAATACTTATAAAATTTATCTTCATCCTCAACATGAAATGCTCCAACCATACCAAAAAATTGGTCAGGAAAAAAATGATCAATAATAGAAATATTCCTAGTGTATTTATTCCAGTCAAATTTTTCTTGTATATACTTTAAAATTCCCAAACCGGCGGCCATTTGAATTGGTTGACCAGCATGAGTAGAAGTCAATTCAAGTCCATCAATATTTATATTTTTATTAGAAGAATCATAACAAATAGCAGAAATTGGAAATCCTCCACCTAATGATTTTCCAACAACAACCATATCAGGAAAAATATTATAAGATTGATAAGCAAAAAATCTTCTTGTTCTATAAAAACCTGATTGAATTTCATCAAAAATAATTAAATTATGTTTTTGTAAATCTTTTATTTTTTTTATTTCTTCTGCAGAAATAAGTTTACAATTATATCCTCTATATCCTTCAATAAAAAATCCTCTATTAGTAATAGTGTCAGAAATATTTTCTATCTCATCATAATTTTTTATCTCGTTAGTTATAAATCTTTTTCCAGACAAATGTTCAGAACATAAAGTCCTTCCATGCATTGAATTTTTTATTCCAGCAGGAAAAAAAGCAGAATGAATAACAATCTTCATAGCAGCTTCTATTGCTTCTGCCCCAGTTGAAAATAATAATACTCGATCAAATCCAATAACTGATTGTAATCTAAAAATAAATTCTTCCTTAACCTTTGTATTATATCCATAAGCATGTGAACATTTTTTCAATTGTTTTTTTACTTCTCTAATCATATAAGGATTATTATGCCCAAAATTTTGTGAAAAAATAGAAGAAGTAAAATCAATATATTTTTTTCCTTCAATCCACACAAAAGAATCTTTTGCTTTTTCCCAGTATAATTTTTCAAACATTTTCAATCTCCTTTACCTTAGATACATTATCTTTTAAAGAAACTTCAAATACTTTATCAGAACTATTTACAATATCTTGATTATGAGTAACCATTATTATTTGAAGACCAAGATGATGACTTAGTCTCTTTAAAATCAATCCTGCCTTCGGTTGAAGTTCTCGTGACAAAAATCTAAATGGTTCATCAAGAATAATTACATTGTTTTGTTTGGATAAAGCCCATGCAGCAATCCGCAGAGCAAATGAAACAATATCAACTACTCCACCTCCACTTGCTTCCATAGGATCAACATCATATCCATCTTTTACAAAAGAAATTACAGCAATTGTTTTTCCTCTACTTACTTCAAAATTAATTGAAAAAACATATTCTCCAGGAAAACAAGAATCAAGGGCTAACTGAACAATATCATTAATATGATATTTTAATTGCTCTTGAGTTTCCTGAGCTACTTTAATAATAAAAGCCTGAGCATTTTCTATTGCTATCAATTTTTTCTTTTTTTCTTCCAATTCATTTTTCATTGAAATAATGTCATTATTAATTTTCTTAACCATACCTAAGGCTTCAAGAGTTTTATTTTTGTAGTCGGAAAAAGAATAAGCACTCATATATTATCCCAGTCAGTTATTTTTGAAATATTATTATAAATAGTTTCCTGTTTAGTTTCTAAATTCTCAATTTCTTCATTTATTTCTTCTAGTCTCTTTTCTCCAGCCTCAACAGAAGAAATTCCAAGTTGTTTCAATTCTTCCATAGAAGAATTAATAACTCCACTGGCATTATCCCTTTTTTCTTTAGCTGATGCAATTTTTTCTTTTAGTTCATCAAAGTCTTCCGTGGTCATGATTCTTTTCCCTCCTCTAATCCAACTAATTCTTCTATCGTCTCTATAGTAATGTCATCAAGATTTTTTTTATTCTTCTTAATACTTTTTCTAATGTTATCAATAAAATTTAAACTAAATCCAGTTCCCGTTTTTATCATTTCCACAAAAGCATCTATTCTATCTTCCTTTTCCTTTTCTTGTTTTAAATATTCATCAGTAACCATTTCTTCATCATCATGTAAATATATTTGTTCAACTAATTCAGATTCAGTATCAACAAAAAATATAGAAGGCTTATAATCAATAAAATCGGCTTCTTGTCTAATAATACAACCAGGATTAATAACATGCCTTCCATTATTTTCATAATGAAAAGATTTATGCATATCACCCGTAAATATCCATTTATAGCCCGGATACTCTTTCAATAATTCACCAGCAGTAGTTGCATTAACATTTGGTGGCATTTCTTTAGGAGTTTTAAAAACTAATCGATGAAGAAATAATATTTCTTTTTCTGGATTAATAATTTCATCATTAAAATGAGCATAGGAAGCATCCATGTATCTAGGAAATTTTATTTTAAATTCAGGATCATTATTCATAAGTTCATATAATATTCCAGAAGTTGAGTCAGTAATATTTTTTATATTATGATATGAAAGATCATGATTACCAAAAATTAAAAATAAATCTTTATTTAAAGTATTTAAAATATTTCCTAAAAAACTAATAAATAATCCAGTTGAAATAGTTGGAGTATCAAAAATATCACCTACAATTGCCATCGATGCTTTCTTTTTATTAGCAATAGAAATTATTTCTTTCATCGTTTCATTCTGAATAAAATACCAGTTATCATCTTTTCGACATCTAGGCTTATCATCACGTAAATGCCAATCAGCAGTAATAATTAATCGCATATATGTTCCCCTTTCAATTCATTCCCACAAGAAGGACATGAAGATGGAAGCAATAATAATAATTTTTTATATTCTTTGTCCTTTTCAATTTTAGTTTTTTCATTAGAAATACATGATAAAATTAATCTAGTGATTTTATTTCTAGTGGAAATAAAATCTGATATATTATTTTGAATAATTCCATATTCAGTAACCATTATTTGAATTGAACTAAAATCAATATTCATTAATTCCGATGGGTATTGTTGTAATTTATCCATAATTCTAGAAATAGAATTTCGTTCTTTCTTTAAATCATAAATAGATTGTTTCATTTTTTCTAATGATTCTATTTTTTTGGAAGCAATAGAATATATTTCATCCATATCATTTTTAATTTTAATATTCTTTTTCATTTTTTGTATAATCTGAGAAATAGAAGAAACTGACTCTTTCTTTTCATTAATGATTATTTCAATAGATTCATATTTTTCAATATATGAAGATGCTTTTTCTATCCAGTCATAATTATTAACTTCTTTTTCTTTTGATTCTATAGATGATGAAATAGTTTTTATATCTTTATTAAAAGATCGACGTTCTGTTTCTGCATTGCTTAAAGCAGTATCAATAATATCAAGTCTAATAATATTATTAAAAAATCTAGCTACATCCTCAGCACTTTCTGATAAAAGGAAAGGGGCATCCATTTGTTTTTGAATATTAACTTCACCCATATTCAACAGAGAAGAAACTTCACTAGGAACAGAAACTCCAACTGCTGATAAAATTTCTTCATTGATTATGTATCCACTTTTTTCAGCTTCCTTTTCCTTTACTCGAGTTATTTTTTTATTATTGTTTATTATTTGAGCAAGAGTTGGTTCAATTGGATTTCCTTTTTTATCTCTATTCCAAAAACTAACAAAAGAAATTCCCGATGGTCGATTATAAATGATCCAATACAAAGACCGGAGAATTGCAGTTTTTCCTGCATTACTTTTTCCAATTATTGCATTTACTCCAGGATGAAAATGAAGAATTGTTTTTTTATGTGATTGAAAATTCTTTAATAAAAGACCTGAAATCATTCCTTATTCCTCCTACCGTTTTCGGTTCAGAATCATTTAGAGATTATCATATATTGATAAAAATTTAAAGGTATGGAAAGGAAGGAGTGGGTGGGAAAATAGGAGGGGAAAACGCAGCATCCGCGAAGAATATGGCGGCCAACCAAGAAGGGAATTCAGGGAGAACCACAAACCCCGAATTATGAGAATTCCCACCCACTCCATTTAATATCATATACTAAAGATGGAGTTTTTTCTAGAGGAAATAAAATATTTTTTCTTTACTTTTTTCTTCATTTTCATTGAAAATTTATAATCTTTTTTAAAACAATTAATCAACAATTAGATAATTTAATTGTTTAGGCAACATATAATATTATCTGTTGGGTAACATATAAAATTATCTGTTGTTATAGATATTTAGGAATTATAAGATATAAATCTTTTAAATACTATAAATAATATTTAAAAGATTTATAAAAGTAGCAGGAAACTACTTTTCAGAATCGAGATAAATTCTCTTTTTTAGAGATTGACTAAAAATTGAATTTACTATAAAATCTTAAATTGTTAAGAATCATTATCACCTAATGAATCTTGACGATTAATAAATGTTTTTTGAACCCTACATAATGAATTGTGAAAGTCCTTCTAGGGACCATGAATCATTATGGAAGTTTTGAATGTGGGGTTATTCCATAATGGAGGTGATTCATGGTCCCTAGAAGGATTTTTATTTTATGAAACAATCTATTTTTGGAATTGATCAAAAATATTTAATACAATTAAAATTAAGTCCGGATGATGTAATTATTCTTTCATGGCTTAAATCATTTACCAATTCTGGAAAACAAGAATACATACAAAAAAATAATAAAATATTCTACTGGGTTAAATATTCAAAAATAATTGATGATTTACCTATCCTTGGAATAACAAAAGATATTTGTATTGGAAGAGTATTTTCTAAACTATGTGGAGAAAATAAAGAACGTCCTGAATTATATCCATTAGAAAAATTTCTACTTCGTGATGGAAAATTAAACAAAACTTATTTTAGATTTAGGGATGGTGCCATTGATCGAATGGAGGATGCCACAATGATTAATTCTTTTTCTGCTGACCTCGATACTTCTAAAAGAAAAAATAAAGTTAACAAAGAAAATAAATCTAATCTACATCCTAATGTTTCAGAAATAATAGAAATGCTTTCTAACAAAAAAAAGAATGGTGAAACTTCATTATTTAAATTTGTAAAACCGGATGGAAAGAATTATACAAAGAGTATAAAGAAATTTCAGAATTGGTGTTATGATTTATATAATGGGCGATTTAATTTAAATTGTACAAATCAATTATCAGATTGGTTTAAAAAACAATATTCATATTATTTAACGGAACAAGGAAAAGAGAAGATTTTAAAATGCAAAGGAAATTGGAATTATATTTTAAAATTATTTATAGAAGCTACTAATAATTATTCAAAATGGTTTGATGCTTCTAGTGAAAAAGTAAATAAAGATTCTTTACCAAAACATCCATCTTCATTCATATTCAATCCAATAAATGGTTCATCCATGTTTTTATTATGCTTAGATAAAAAGCCTTCTTGTGAACGAGAAGCCCAAGCAGATAAATCTTTTAATATTGTTGATCCTCCTATTAGGAAAATATGTAATCGAATTTATAATAATAAAATGGATGGGTTGATATTCTGGAATAAAATTAAAAAAATTATTGATTGGTATAAAAAACATAGAGGGATTTTAAAACAAAGATTTGAAAATCAATATTTTATTTCGTCTATTAATGAATTCATGGATGAATATATTTCTTATCTAGAAGAAAAATATGAAACAATATGGTTAAAGAATATAGGCACTGATTGTCCTACCTTTTCCTCTTTCCTTTCAGCTCATGACGAATAAATGATTAAAAATCCCTATATAATAGAAGAAATAATACGAAAAAAAGCAATATTTTTTATAATTCCTTATATTATAATATTTTAATTTCCTTTACTTTATTGGAATCCTCTTGATTTTCTATTTCCTTCATATATAATTAAGATATGCCAAATAAAAATTATTAAATATAAAGATTCTGATTTCCGGGGGGGAAATGGAATCTTAGCCCACTTTCCAAAAAGGGCTGATTATCATGGGCATATTAATCCATGGGCTAAAGGGATAAAAGCGATGTGGCTTTTTCCGGTGGGCCTTGGAAATGAAAAGTCCATTAGATAATCCGAGGAAGGGGAACGTAATCCTTCCTGAATGAGCGATCATCATTCAGGATTTCTAAACCTAGCCAATGCCGGTCACAAGCCTGGATTAAAAAAGGTGAGTGGAAATTTTTCATGAAGGAGTTTTAATATGGACCAGAAAATTCTAACCGAATGTGAAAACACAAAAAATTATGATGCTCTTAAAAAAGAAGTATATGAAGAATCAAGAAAAATTATAAAAGATTTAAAAGAATATTTAAATATTATTCCCGGTGATGAAAGTATAATATATAGAGATTTAATAGGAACAAATATTAATAATCTGAAATTCAGTGTGAAAATAACATCAAGTAAAATATGGAAGTTTTCTAAAACTGAGTTAAAAGAAATTTTTAATTCTATTATTAAAAAATATGATCTTATTCACGAAGTAAAATGGATAGAACAAAAATCATTTTTATCGATTCGATTTCATATCTATTTTCTTTTTTCTGAGTTATAAAATATAATTTTCATTTCCTTTTTATAAAGGAAAAATTTTCAATGAAAGGAGTTTTTCATGAATACTAATTATCAGATTATAACTTTTAATCGGGCTAGAATAATGGAAATTTCTATTGAAGATGATTTATCAGCAGAAAAATATGAATGCACTATAGAAGAAATTGATTCATTAAAAAATATTACCTTAAAAGAATTAGTAAATAAAATAGAAGAACAAAAAGGCTTTTCTGATTCAGAAGTCACCCTTAGATTAAGTTATTTTAAAGATATAGTTAGGTATTAATCTTTCCTGTAAAGGAAAGAATCTTTCTATGATGGTGGAGGATGATATGGAAACTACTGAAATGAATCTTAATGAAGCTCAGATTGCCATTCAGGATTTAGGAATATCAGTTCCATTTAAATTAATCCAAGCATTCACCGTTTTGAATTTTATTTCTTTATGGGCCAGAAAAAGTAATTTACTGGCTGAATGGCAATCAGTAAGTCAGGCTAGATTTAATTCAAGTATGAAAAAAAATAAATATTCCGTAATGCTCCAGACTAATTATATTAATCAGATTAAAAAAGAAATTGAAGAAACAAATACTATATATGATGAAGCCCATAAAATATTAACCCAAAGGAAAAAATAATATGGGAGTAATAAACATTATAAGAGATTTAATAAGAAAATATAATGATGATCATATTACAATTTTATCAATTTCAATCGGAGAAAAAGAAAATGAAATAATAAAAAATTATTTGCATGTTAATACTCCATCTAAAAAAGGAATGATGTTTGGAATTCCATTCATTGTTGAAAATGAATGGGGTATTTTTATAAGTGGGTTGTTGAAATAATCTTTCCTATAATGTAAAGAAATTTTTTATGAAGGAGTTTTATTATGGAGAATAATGACTATTCTTATTTATGTGATTATGATAAAAAATTTAAAGATGATTCAACTATAATTAAATCAGAAATGAATGTAGGACAATTAAAATCACTTTTAAGATCATTAGGGGAAGTAGTATTAGATAAAGCATATATAAATATACATGTATTAAAAATAAGAAGAATTTATATAATGAGACTTATTACTGGTATGGGATTATTAGAAGCTAAAAAATTTATTGAAGATATTTTCTAATATTATTTTTCTTTTCCTTTATAAAAAGGAAAATTTTCTATTAAGGAGTTTTATTATGACAGATACTTGCAAATTTATAACCACTAAAGAAGAACGAACTTTTATTGATAAAATAGTAATTCGAGCCATTGAATTAAAAATACTAATTCCTAAAAATATTCTTAATTTCAAAATGGATTTAGTAGTTACTCATTCCAATGGAAACCCTCTAGATTTTGAAAAACTACTTTCATTTGAAAAATTTGATTTTCTCCATGATGTGATAGGGATAACTAAACATCTAAATCGAGATAATGGAAGACTTCAAGAATTCTTTTTTCCTAGATGCTCAAGGAGGGATAACTAATATGTGTATGTTTTTTAGTTTTGTAGGAAATAAAGCAAATGATTATCTTTTTTCAGACTGGAATTTTAGAAAAGATCATTTGAAAGAAAATAATGATAGTCATACTTTTATTTTGGATAATAATAATATTAAAACTAATAGACATCATCATTGGTCAAAATATGAATTTAATCCTTTAACAAAAAGATTCACCATTGATTCATTGGTAGATGGGCATGATCATCAAGCAGCGGAACATTTTGTAAATAATCTTGATTTTTCTTTAATCATACCACAACTTATTATTAAACCAATTATTCATCCTTTTAAAGATATTATTCCTCCCACAAAAATAACAAAAGAACATATTACTCTTTTAAAAGAATGGGACTCGGTAAGGGCCTCGGTAAGGGCCTCGGTAAGGGCCTCGGTAAGGGCCTCGGTAAGGGCCTCGGTAGGGGACTTGGTAGGGGACTCGGTAAGGGCCTCGGTAGGGGACTTGGTAGGGGACTCGGTAGGGGCCTCGGTAGGGGACTCGGTATGGGACTCGGTAGGGGCCTCGGTATGGG